GCGGTCATTTAGCGCCAGAGAAAGATGAGGGAGTGGTTGCACCACCACCACTAGTGCTAGGAACCGCAGAGGATGTAGTAGTTGTTGTTATGTCACTATTCCGACCTCCTGCACGGACTAAATTGCCATTAGCATAACTTGAAGAGGTAATATAATTTGAACCAGATGGATCTAATCCAGAAGCAATTTCATCAACTACAGTTTCAAAATTACTGTTACTTATATCTAGTTGCAAATAAAGATCCTGTAATCCGATAACATCATTAGAGAGAGGACATGCTGAAATCTCAATAATCGTCTGCCCATCCTTTATCATTCCAGATTGAACATTAATTGGATTAATAGTAACAACTCCACTCTTATAATCGATAGTTCCCACATTTCTTTTGATAATAGTAGGAGATTGTGAATCTATTGAAGGAAGAGAGAATAAAAATAGAGATCCAGTTAATCTATTCGTATTTGGTATATCTGAAATATAAACATCATCCATTACTCCAGCTATTTTAAATGCAGATGACTTAATATTATATCCACTCATACTCTTAATATGAAATTCATTACCAAAACCAATTTGGTACTCTGCAAAGGCATTTAGAACTGCTCTAATGTCTCTTCTTATATAAACAGTCGTAATATTGGAAGTTATTGCTTCATTACTCTGATCGATGATATTTAAGAACTTACTATATTTGAATCTAGCACCATATTTGTTCATATCAGAAGATTCAGCATATTTTTCAGCATTACCTTGAACTAAGGTAGATACATATGCTGCGTTTGGAGCAAGATTAGTGTTAAAATAGATTTTTGAGTTAACTTCAAGGTACAAATACTTCAAATCAAGTATTTCAGGTACAATTCCTGCAACCGCATACTTTTTCAACTTTAATTTTATCTTTTCTTTGATCAAACTTGGTAAAAAGTCACCAGTTCTTGGTTTTATGCTAATAAAGACCTTTCCAAATTGAGGAGGAATCAAATCTTCACCTCCAAAAACGGAAATTGACTCAGTTTCAGGATAAATCCTTGCTGGAATCAAAGATTCATAGTCATTTGACGTAACTGCTCTATTTTGAGATGAATAAATCCTTGGAGCAAACTTTCTAACCGATTCTACAGACTCAATTGTCTCTCCACCCGATGCAGAGAGTCCAGTAGTCATTAAAGAGATGCCAGAACTGATAGTATAAGTGGAAGCATTACGTGTATACTCAATTCTACCTGCAAAATTGAAAGAACTTAGTCCATTTGCAGAATCTCCAGCAGAAGTGATGTAATTAATGGTTATAAAGTTACCATCTTCGAGTTCTTTTCCAAAAATTCCATCTCCAAAGAATATTTGATATCTCTCATCTTCTATTTCTTGTAAATAATAAACTTTTGAGTCAGATTTTACGTCAAAAAGACTATTTTGAGAACTATATTTTGTTTCTGTAACAGAAGCTTCTGTTGGAGTTACTGAAACAGCAATTAAATCAGTATCAACACCAATATTTGGTAAAATAAATTTCTGATTTGGTATTCTTGCTGAATAAGTGTAAGTTTGAGTTAATAAAGTTCCTTCATAAACTTCAACATCATCAAAACTTGCAATTCCATTTATAACAGGAGCAGTAATATCACTTAAAATTGAAAAAATAAATGATTGACCACCAAATGTATTTGCTGATGCTGCGACTGGACCCTTTTTAAGAGTCAAAGAAGCAGGTGAAGGGGTGATTGCATCAGTATTAACAAAGAAAGACACTGTTGCCCGTGCTGCTTGCCTTGGACGTGGTGTATAACCTATATTTCTTGCCAGTGAAACTATATTTTTTCTTAAAGTCGCAGTATCAATGAACACTTCATTCGTTACCATATTGGCATTGTATGAAGTAATGTAGGTATTATATGCTAAAACGTCTAAAATTGTTGACAGATTAGATCCCTCGAAGTCATAATCGGTGAAATTCGAGTTAGATTTGAGATATTCTTGTAAAGTTGACTTAACTTGGTCAAAATCCAAGTTAGAAAAATTGGCTAATGGCATTTTTATCTACTAGATTGCAAAACAAACTGTAATTCTTGTGTTGGAATCTCTGATCCAATCACATCATATGTAATAGTTACATCAAAACTGTTGTTTTCATAGTCAGGAAATGCTTTTACATCATCTACTTCTACCCTTGGTTCGTAATTATCAATTGATTGACGAATTTCATCAACAATAATAGTAGCAGTAATCTCATCTATGTTCTCAAAAAGAGATTCTGTAATCCTTGAACCAAAAGATTGGTTAAAGAACTTCTCTCCAGGTGTTGTAAAAACAATGTTTCGCAATGAACGGGCAATTGCGTTCTCATTTTTGATCGCAATAAGGTCATCATTCAGTGGATTAGACTGAAATGTCATGCTAATGTCTTTAAAAACTTGACTGACCCGTTCTATTGGCACACTAATACGGCGATTATTGTTTATTTATTAAGGATTACAAACTATTGTTTCAAATAATCATCATTTGATCGTCATATTCAAGATCATCTTCTTCAAAATCCCCAAAAATTTCACTTTGTACTAAATCATCACGTTTTTTTGGAGTAAGATGGTCATTTGAGACCTCTCTTAGCATCTTTTTCTTGGAGTTTTCCATAATTTTAGTATGTTTTTACTATTTAACAATAAAAAAAGGGGGATTGCTCCCCCCGTTGTTTATTTTCCTTGTCCTCGGTACTTCTTTTTTGCTTTATTGCGAGAAGTTGCGGATAGGAGTGTGTTAGCCGAGCGTCCTTGCCGAGTTTTTTTGGGCATCGAGACGAGTTGGACGGTCCCCCATGCCCCTTGAGTAGACTTTGCCATTAAATCACCCTAGTCTTTTCATGTCCTACACGTATGCGAGGGTCGCACCATGTATCAATACCTTGCTCCTTAGCATCTAGGCAGAAAGACACGTCCTCACCACACATATCCTGAACTGCACCTGACTCAAAGACTTGCATCTTAGGAGCAAACCAAGGATATTCCATATTCTCGAAAACTCCCTTCTTAACTAATAACCATCCAAAACCTGTATAGTCAACTGTGAAAGGTTTGTTGCGTTTGCCCATTGACTCAACAGTCTCATGATTCATAACTCCCCCATTCTTACGGAAGTCATCCTCTTCTAACCAGTGAGCGACTGAGGTAGTATGTCCATCCTCTGTAGCATACCAGCCTGCTGCGATCTGTCTTTCTTCACCTTCCGCAGGAACTGCTAGATCACACAACTGCCAGAACTTCTCAGGAGTAAAGACAATATCATTATCAATCCATAACTGATAATCATATTCTAGTTTACCATCCCAAGGTATCTGCTTAGGTCCACGAAGAACATTTGCACCAAGACACTTACATCTTGCAAAGTTTACCATTGATGAGTAATCCTGAGATATCTGAATACTCATTCCATTCTGTACAATATCAAAACAAAGAGATACGAAGTTCTTCAAGTATGTGTAAGATACCATCCTACCTGGCAAACAAAATACTACTTTCTTTCCTTTAAATCTTTCTTTGATAGCAGGGATATCCCATGTTGCCTTCTTACTAGGTTTGGGAGCCGTTGCTTTTACTGTAAATCCTTTGGCCATAATACGTTGTAGCTACACTTCATTCTACACTGGTATTATGTATATGTCAATAACTATCTTCTTCCCATAGGTGTTTCTGGATAACCCTACCTGGCCCACCTACTCCACACTTAGGGCCTAACTTAATATATGATAAATCTTCTCTATTATATTCTCCTCCGAGTAGGTCTATCATAACTCCAAGTAGTTCCCACTTCTCTTCAAAATCTTCTTCATCTAGATTACAATACAATACTCTATCTTTTGCATAGATGTGATAGGTTGTTGTTTCCAAAATCTTATGGGGGATTTTTTTATATATGAAAAACCTTATAGGGCGTTTTTTATACCACGGAAATTTTTTTTATATTAATATAGCTCTCTCGAATTGTCACCTCTGTAGGTTAGGGTAGTTAGCTATTTTTATAACGGCAACGCAACCCGCACAAAATAACAACGAACCGCAACAAACTGTCCATTCACGCATATAACAATTATACCATATTACGCCCTTATGTGTCAACAACTGTTCATAACACTGTTTAACATTTAGTAGGCATAAAATAAGACCACTAAGTGTTAGTTAGTGGCCTCACAGTTGTTGTTACTTATAGGACTGTATCTGCACCCTCCACAATATCATCGAGAACTGCTAAGATTTCATTGCCATTGTTTGCATTTTCGAGCAGGAATTCTGCAAAGTTCGATGTTACAAACTGTGTTGCACTAACTGTCATTTTGCTGTATAATATAAAGTGTAAATGAACAGTTTAAAGTCTTACTCAGGACTAATAAAAAAGGGGGTGTAATTTCCCCTTAGTTAGTATTAATTAAGAGAGAAAAGGTTCGTCTCTTGTTTTATCAAATACGGTCTGTAATTTAGCACCTACAGTATCAGTAACCTCGGCATATTCGTCGTGGTCTTGAAACTCATTTAGTGCCATATCTATTACGTCCCATTGTTCATCAGTGAAGTAATTACGGATAATTTGTAACTCTTTGACTGATGTAATTTGATTTGAATTTGTCATAATTAGTGAGATGAATTTGATGTGAGTTCGTTATATGCTTCTTCACATATTGCAGTATAACCTAAATGTTCAACTTCCCAAATCATTTCATCTGAGTAATTAACAGTGTTATACTTATCACATAAATTTAACTCAAACTTCTCACGATTGTCTTCATAAAATTGTTTCTCAACATCTGAAAGTGTATTGAAGTTTCTATAAAGAATGTGTTTAAGTTTCATAATGGAAAAGATTTAGTGAAAGAAGTTGAACGTGCTTCCTACACTATAAGGACACTTTAGTAGTCCCCCCTTTCTATACCCCACACACGAGGATTTGACAGATCTTCGATATTACTTTCTACCTGCTCATCAGCCTCTAGTTTGAATAACTTTTCCCACGCAATTTCATGTGGATTAAAGTCATCAAAGACATCTAATTCTAACGTTATTCTATACTTTGTCTTCTGCCCGTAGATGTTAGAAACTGTCATGGGATTAGAGAGTTTGAGTGTTATAAACCATTCTACAATATCTTCGAGATACTGTCAATAGTTCGCATGTATTATGTAGGATTGTTAATACTTAAAAACGCAAATCCTCACAGAAAATATAATCCCCCTCTTGACAATTACAGCGAGATTATGATATAATGCTCGCTAAGATCACTAAAGAAAATAACATTTAAAAGACATATTCCACAAGGTTTATAATAAATTGTGGAAAACGTGTGGAAAACAGGGTACTATTTATTAGACCATTTTAAAACGATAATTAACACTTTTACCCATAGTTTTCCACAGAAAGTATCAATAACTGTGGAAAACTTACTCAGTTAGACTATTAGTTAACTGTTGAATCTTTGCCCAATAAAATCTCTTATCCCCCTCAGAAGTAGCTGGGTCTGAGTAACATTTATTCAGCACATCTAGTGAATGTAAATGTTCATCAGATAACGGACTTCTGCCATGTCGTGTATAGTCT